GTGACATAGCCAGGCACATCCGAATCTCGGCACGGAAGAAGGGCTTTTAGCATGTCCTATTCGAGCGTAGAGGCCGCGGTCCTGACGCTACTGCAAGCGCTCACCGGGACGTTCGCAGCGACCACAGATGTGACCCGCGGCGACTACCGGATCCTTGACTCGGGGGCAGACACCAACGCGGTCCTGATCCCTGGTAGCTTCGAGCAGGACGGCATCGCTGAGGGCGGCGCCCGGAAATCGGTTCGGGATTGGAATGTACTGATTGACTTATTCAGGCAATATGCAGACGATGGCACGACCTGGACGAACTTTGAAACGGACCGTGATGCTGTGATGGCTCAGCTCGAGAAGTACCCCACATTGAACGGGGAATCAGGCGTGGTGAATGTGGTTATTTCGGCAGATGCCGACCCCGGGGAAGTATTCGATGAAGATGACGCGGGCCCGTTCTTCGTGTGGCAACGATTAAGGATAAGGATCACGGAACGGGCCGATCTGTCAGGAGGCGAATTCACATGAAGCAGAAGGAGATTGCACTTATTTGGACAGGAGGAGGCTTTGGCGGGTGCCTGCCTGGAATCCCAGGGAGAGACCTGACCGCTGCGGAAGTGAAAGAGCACGGCGGCGAGAGCAACCTGATCGGGTCCGGACTCTACGAGAAACCCAAGGCCGCAAAGGCTAAGAAAGAAGGTGAATGATGGGCGGAGTACAAGCGCTTAGAAAGATCCAGCTCGGCCAGGAAGTTACTGCGGGTACGGCCGTAGCGGCTACTGCTATCTGGCGGGGCATCGGTACGCTAGAGGATGCCCGCGAGATGGTGTTCCCTGAGGAGCACGTTGGCTATGTGGCGCCGCTGGATCGCAGCTACCAGCCGAAGCTCGAGGGAGCCTTATCGATGGATTCTACTCCAGCGACCTTCCAGCAACTCGGCTATATCCTGAGTGCCGGCGTCAAGGACGTCACCGCCGGTGTGGCGGATGGCGCAGGAAGCGATTACATCTATGCCTTCACATTTGCCACCACAGCCAAGCTGACGCCGCAGACTTACACGCTCGAAGGCGGCGACGACCAACAGGCGGAGGAGTTCGACTTCTGCTTCGTGCAGGATTTCCAGCTGTCGGGGGTTGCCTTCGAAGCCTGGATGATGTCCGCCAACTGGATCGGCCGCGAGGTCACCCCGACTTCGTTTACGGGAGCCCTCAGCCTGGCGGCAGTCGAGGAGATACTGTTCTCGAAGACTAAGCTCTACATCGATGCCATAGGCGGCACGATCGGCACCACTCAGAAGACCAAGACGCTACTGGCCGCTACGCTTAACGTGGACACTGGACAACGCCCGATCCCGGTCGGCGACGGCAGCCTGTATTACTCGTCATTTGACCAGAAGGTCAAGCCGGAGATCACACTCGAGGTCACGTTCGAGCATGATGCCTCCGCGGTCGCCGAGCTCGTAACCTTCCGGGCCGAGACCCCGCAGCTGCTGAGGCTCGAAACCGAGGGCTCTGCCTTCGGCACCGGCGGCACGACTTACACGAACCATACCCTTCTGATCGACCTGGCGGGCAAGTGGGAGAGCTTCGAGAAGATTGGGGAACAGAACGGGAACGACATCCGCACCGGAGTCTTCCGGGCCGGCTATGACCTGACATCGGCCAGCTTCGCCGAAATCACGGTCGTCAATGAGGTCACAGCGCTGCCATGATAGAGCCGGAGAAAATGACGGAAACCAAGCCCAAGCTTCCCTCCTTCGCCATGCTCGACATCACTCTGAGTGTGACGTCAGATCGGGTTGACTCGCTCGAGATCGACGCGCTCATCGGAGCCCAGGAGGGCGACATGCGCGCCATGCGCGATACACTCGCTCACTTCGTGGTGGACAAGGAAGGTAAGTATGTCGAGCCTGTCATCGCCCAGAGAATGGTCGGAAAGATGACAATCGGGCAGCTCAAGGTTGAGAGCGCCAACTTGCAAGGATCTCTGCGCGACGATGCCGCCCCAAAAGCGACCGAGAAGGACTCAGACTCGCCCTCTCCCACGGACTGAAAACAGCGCCGTGGTGGGCCAGCATTCTCGACATCGCCAGCGACTGGGGCAAACCTCCCTACGAGATATTGAAGGATCCGGGAGTCGTAAGGTGGATCCTGCGCTGGCAGGAAAAACAACGCATCTCCAGCCAGATAGCCAGGACAAGAGCCGAACAGGCGGAGCGTAAATGGCAGTCGGGTCGCCGGACGTAAACATCACCATCAAAGCCACCGACAAAGCGTCGGGGATCCTCAAACGCATCGGCGGCGGATTCGCCAAGCTTGGGTTGGCCGTGGCGGCTGCTGGAGCCGCAGCTGCAGCTGGCTTCGCGGCGATTGCCTTCACATCCGTCAAAGCTGCTATTTCAGTCGAGAGCGCGTTCGCGGGGGTGGCAAAGACCACCGACGGTTTAGTCGATGACATGGGCCAGCTCACGGTCGTCGGCGCGGAGATCAAGCAGGGCTTTCGGGATCTAGCCAAGGAAGTGCCGATCGCGGTGGAGGAGCTACTCAAGATCGGCGAGCTTGCCGGGCAGCTCGGCATCCCGAAGAACGCATTGATCGACTTCACCGAAACCGTCGCCGCGCTGGGCGAGACCACCAACCTGACTACCGAAGCGGCAGCCACTTCGCTCGCACGTCTGGGCAATATCTACCAGGTCGAGAACGAAGACATGGCCGAAAGTACCTCACAGGTAGGCTCCGCGCTCGTAGCGCTCGGCAATCAGTTCGCCACCAACGAAGCGGACATTATCAGCTTTGCGGAACGCATCGCCGGCGCTGGAAAGATTGCCGGACTTACTCAACCCGATATATTGGCGATCGGCGCCGCTTTTACCTCCGTAGGCATCCAGGCCGAGTCCGGCGGCACAGCCGTTCAGACTGTCCTCCAAGAAATGCAGAAGGCGGTTATCGAAGGCGGTGACACTCTCGATCTTTTCGCCGATGCTACTGGTAAGAGCGCCGAAGAATTCGCCGATGCTTTCCGCACCGACGCGGCTGGCGCTTTCTCCGAATTTGTCCTGGACCTTGGGAATCAAGGCGAGCAAGCATTCATTACCCTCGAGGAGCTTGGGCTTGCGGACCGGCGCCTCTCGCGCGCGTTCCTCTCGCTCGGCGGCGCCGGTGATTTGCTCAACCGAACGATGGAAGTCTCCAATGAGGCCTTCGATGAGAATACTGCACTCATGGAGGAGGCCCGCATCCGCTACCTGACAACCGAGAGCCAGCTCCTGATGCTGAAGAACAAATTCCGGGACATTGGCATCACCATCGGCGACGCCTTCCTGCCAGCCATCAAGCAGGTGGTGCAAGCCGCCCGGCCATTCATCGAGAAGTTCGCGGTCGGCATCGCGAATGCGGTCGAGAACTTCCTGGTGCCGGCGATCGAGAGCGTCATTGACTTCTTCACAGTCGGGCTGCCGGGAGCATTCGCTGGGATAGGCGCTTTCATCGAACCCGTAAAGATTGGACTCGGGGAGCTCGTGGATGCCTTCTTTGAGAGCGCTCCGTTGATTGAACAGGAATGGCTAAATCTGACAATCTTCTTCGAGACTTTCATTACACCGTCACTCCAACAATCCTTCGACAACATCGGGGAAGGTCTGATCGGGCTCGGCATCATCTGGCGCGACAGCGATAATTTCATCATTGGATTATTGACTATCTTCCTCGAACTGATCGGAACGTTACTCGCCGAATTGCTACTCATCATTACAAGCACTTTCAAGATTATTACGCTTGTAATGACCGGCGAATGGAAAGCGGCCTGGGACGAGGTCTTGCAGACCTTTGACCAGGCGATGGAACTTTTCTTCGGGTTGTTCAATCAGACCTGGGAGGATTTCAAGGGACTTTGGACTGGAGTGCTGAACAACATCTTCACGATCCTGGTGGTATGGATTGGGAACATGATCTCCGAATTCAATAGCTTCACGTCGGGCGTAGCCCAATCCTTGCAAGGCATCATAGACAAAATCGAAAATCTGGGCGACATCATTCGAAACTTCAAATTACCGAGCTGGCTGTCCGGCAATTCACCAGGCGAGTTCGAGCTCGGAATACGCGGGATCTCTGAGGCCATGAACGAGCTGACAAGCATGAAAATGCCGCAGCTCACGAC